AAACTTACTTAATAACCTAAAAAATAATAGAGAATTACTAATTAAGGAATTTGGCAAGATATCTATTATAGAAGTACAAACTGAAAAACGTAAAAAAGCAGCAATGACTGAGTATGAGAATTTAGAAAAGACTCAAACTGAATTTGCAAAGACGTTGGAATCTAAATACGGAAGAGGCACTGTTGACATTGAAAGTGGGATATTTATACCACTGAAATAGTTTACGGTAAATTTAATCTATTTATATATGTAGCAGACTATCACATTAGTTGATGGTTTTAGAAAGCTTAACGATATTTATAAGAGTACTCAATAATTTAACTTATTTAACATGGCAGAAACATTAATCTCCCCAGGTGTATTAGCAAGAGAAAATGATATATCCTTTATCGCTCCAGTAGCGTTAGAAGCAGGAGCCGCTATTTTAGGACCAACAGCTAAAGGACCTGTTGAAGAACCTACATTAGTAACTTCATTCGGAGAATATTCAAGAGTCTTTGGTACTACATTTACCTCTGGGTCAACAAAACAAGAATTTTTAACTTCCTTAGCAGTAAAGTCTTACTTTGGTCAAGGAGGAAATTCAGTATTAGTAACTAGAGTAGTTTCTGGTTCATTTACAGCAGCAGACAATTCACATATATCAGCATCATCTAATGGTTCAATTCAACCATTTACGTTATCTACATTATCAAAAGGAGAAGTAGCTAATAATATGACATCATCAGGTACTTATACTGCAGCAGCAGAAGAAAATAGTGATGGTAGTTTAAAGACAGGATCTGCAGATAATTTAAGATGGGAAGTAACCAATGTTAATAACGACAAAGGAACATTTAGTCTTTTAGTAAGAAGAGGTGATGATGCTACAAAAAACAAAATTATACTAGAAACGTTTAATGATTTATCATTAGATCCAAATTCTGGTAACTATATTGAGTCCGTAATTGGTAATCAAACAAAATCAAAAGCTTCTGATGGAGGTCAGTCCTATATTACTGTATCAGGAGAGTATGCTAATAAATCTAAGTACATAAGAGTTTCTGCAGTTAACAGCCAAACCTTAGATTATTTAAGCACAGATGGAATAACAGTTAACAGTAGTGGAGGAGCTTCTTTTTCAGGATCTTTACCAATAGCTGATTCTGGATCATTTTATGGAGCTACAGGTACTATTGTAAAAGGAGCAACAGATACATATTTTTCTAATATCGACAATACTAAATCACAAGGATTAGTTGGAGGTAATTATACTGATGCAATTAGTATATTAGGAAATAAAGACGAATATGTATTTAACATTATTAGTGCACCAGGATTAATATCTACATTTGGTAATCATTCTACAGCAACAGATTCTATTATTTCTTTAGCAGAAGATAGAGGAGATTGTATTGCAGTGATTGATGTAGAGAATTATGGAGCAACAGTATCACAAGTTACTAGTGCAGCAGCTAGCTTAAATTCATCTTATGCAGCAGCTTACTGGCCTTGGTTACAAACACAATCTGCAACTGGTAAAAATGAATACGTACCAGCATCAGTTGTTATACCAGGAGTATATGCATTTACAGATGGAGCAGCAGCACCATGGTTTGCACCAGCAGGTCTTACTAGAGGTGGTATTCCAACAGTAATACAAGCAGAAAGAAAATTAACAAGATCTCAAAGAGATACATTGTATAATGCAAACGTTAATCCAATTGCTACATTCCCAGGAAGTGGAATATCAGTATTTGGACAAAAAACACTACAGAAAAAATCTTCAGCTCTTGATAGAGTAAATGTTAGACGATTATTAATCGCACTGAAGAAATTTGTAGGAGATGTTTCAAGAGAATTAGTATTCGAACAAAACACAAACGTAACTAGAAACAAATTCTTAGCTCAAGTTAATCCTTACTTAACATCAGTAGTTGAACAACAAGGATTATTTGCTTATAGAGTAGTAATGGACGATACTAACAACACATCAGATGTTATCGATCGTAATCAATTAATTGGTCAAATTTTAATACAACCTGCTAGAACAGTAGAATTCGTAGTATTAGACTTTACAATTGAGCCTACAGGAGCAACATTTGGAGCATAATTTAATTTTTAGATATTTATAATAAACAAATAAAATGGCAGTAGTAGATCCTAACGAAATAATGTTCAGAGCCTTTGAACCAAAGGTGCAAAATAGATTCTTAATGTTTGTAGATGGTATTCCATCATTTATGATCAAGACAGCAGCTGGTCCAAATTTTACTGATAACGCAATAAAATTAGATCACCTAAATACTTACCGTAAGATTAGAGGTAAGAGAGAATGGGGTGACATAGAAATGACTCTATATGATCCAATTACACCTTCTGGAGCACAGTCGGTAATGGATTGGGCAAGATTGTCATATGAGTCTGTAACAGGTAGAGCAGGGTATTCTGACTTCTACAAGAAAGACTTAACACTTCAGGTATTAGGACCTGTTGGTGACATAGTTAGTGAGTGGGTAATAAAAGGAGCATTTATTACTGATATGGATCAAGGAGGATTTGACTGGGCTACTGATGAAACAGTAGAGCTTTCAATGACTGTAGCAATGGACTACTGCGTATTGAACTTCTAAATACCGCTACACTACACATTCAAATAAGAACCTTCCTTACGGAGGGTTTTTTTTTCCTATATATTAGTTGGTTCCCATTTTAAAAGTTCATATATTTATATAAAATACTAGTTATACATAATAAGATTTATGAGCACAAATTTTAAATTACCTACCGAACAGGTAGATTTACCATCGAAAGGGTTATTATACCCGAAAGATTCACCTTTAGCTAGCGGTACTATCGAAATGAAGTATATGACTGCTAAAGAAGAAGATATACTAACTAATCAGAATTATATTCAAAAAGGTATTGTTATCGATAAACTATTAGAATCATTAATAGTAACAAAAATTAACTATAAAGATTTACTTATTGGAGATAAAGATGCACTTCTTATAGCATCTAGAATATTAGGTTACGGTAAAGATTATAATTTTACATATGCTGGTGAAGATATAAATGTTGATTTAACTACTCTTAAAAATAAAGAACTAGACAACACTTTAATTAAAGATGGTAAAAACGAATTTACATTTGATCTACCTCATACAGATAATATTATAACGTTTAGATTACTTACTCAAAGGAACGAAAAGGAGATACAAAGAGAGATAGATGGATTAAAGAAGATAACACCATCTGCTACTAAAGATCTTTCCACTAGAATGAAGCATATGATTACATCAATAAACGGTGTAGCAGAAAATTCAGTTGTAAGAGATTTCGTCGATAATGGCTTTTTAGCAAAAGATGCTAGAGCATTTAGAGAATACTACGGTAAAATAGTGCCAGGAATAAACACTACGATCTCACATGAGTTCGCAGACGGGGTAGAGGAGGATCTCGCTATTCCTATTAATGCTAACTTTCTTTGGCCTGACTTCGGAGTATAGAGCTTCCGTATTTTCACAAATACATGAAATAGTGTTTAACGGTCAAGGTGGTTACGACTACGAAACCGTATATAATATGCCAATCTGGTTGAGAAGGTTTACTTTTCAAAAGTTAAAAGAACATTACGATCAGGTTAATAGTAAGAATAAAGCTAAACCTAGACGTGATTCAACAACACCTTCTTGGGTCAATGATGCTAAACAAGCAGCTAAAACAGGCAAGCAACCTTCCTACACAGTAAAGAGGTCATAACTTCATCTTTAACTATTTATAAGATATAATACTGTAACATGGATACACCAGATTCTAGAGAACTACAAAGGCTGATTAAACAACTTAATGAGGTCGAACAACGTATTGCTAAAATTAGTGGTGAAAAAATCACTGTGAGGTTTGACGGAGAATCTGACCCTGAAAAAATTGCAAAACAATTTGGAGATGTAGGTAAAGCCATACAAGCAGTAAAAACTGATTTAAGAAGAGCTGAAAATGAATTAGCTACTTTTACAGGCACAGTAGGCACTGTTAAAACTCTAATAGAAGAAATTAACTCAGAGTTAAAAACTTTACCTAATGCATTTAAAAAATCTTTATCAGCTTTTAAAAAAATAGAAGGAATTTCTAATTCATTAGCTTATAATCAAGCAGATTTATCTAATATGTCTGCAAATGATATTAAAAACCAAAAAGCTAGATCAGATCAATATTTTCAACAGTTAAGATTTCAAAAAGAAGATTTAAAGACTCAAATAGAATCACAACATGTTGACTTACTTAAGTTAAAACGTGCAGCTCAAGCAGATGGTTTATCTAAATTACAACAAGAAAGAGCTGAAAAAGCTTTCCTAACTAAAAAAGAAGAGTATTTAGCTTCAAGAGAATTATTAGGACTAGCTGAAGGTAGAGGTGATTTAGAACAAAATATAAATAACTCATTCGATGACCAGTTGAAGAAAATCAAAAATATGAATTCTGGTTTAGGTATTTCTGGTAAAATTGTAGAAGGTATTGGAGGCGCATTAGAAAAATTAGGATTTAAAGGATTTTCATCTGAAGTAGATAAAGCTAAAGAAAAAATGAAAAAACTTTCTGTTGAACTATCACAAGGTGGTGAAAAAGCAGTTGGATTAAAAGGTAAATTTAAAGTTCTTGGCGCAGGATTAGGTTCATTAAAAGATTCTTTAAAAGGAATATTTACTGACCCTTTATTTTATATTGGTTTATTAGCTAAAGCAGTACAAAAATTAGGTCATTTATTTACTCATATTGATAAAGCAACATCTAATATAGGTAAGACATTAGGTTCTACCAGAGAAGCAGCTTCCGCTATGGTAGTAAGCCTTAAAGGTGCAGCAGGAGCAAGCGGTGACATGTTCCTTAATATGGACAGAATGGTTGATGCTCAGCTCAAACTAAACCAACTTACAGGTACAAGGTTAAGGTTAAGTAATCAAGAATTAGCAGATGCAGCTTACCTTACTGAATTAGTTGGACTACAAGAAGAAGGCTTAAAAAATGTATTTACCGCATCAGTATTAACAGGTAAGTCTCAAGAAGATTTATATAACACAGTTGTAGATTCAAATGATTCAATTTATGCTTCTAATGAACTCTTTAAAGAAGCAGCTAGCATAACTGGTCAAATTGCAATGAACCTTGGTAATAACCCGGCAGCAATTGCAAAAGCAGTAGGTGAAGCTAAAAGACTAGGTATTACTTTAGATCAAGCAAGAAGTATGGCAATGGGTACTTTAGATTTCGAAAATAGTATCCAGAAAGAAATGGAAGCCCAGGTACTAACCGGTAAGGCTATAAACTTAAATAGAGCAAGAGAATTAGCATTTTCAGGTAAGTTTAAAGAAGCTGCTGAGGATATGCTTAATCAAGAAGGAATTAGAGAAGCATTTGCTACAGGTAATGTATTAGCTCAACAAGCAGCTGCAGAGGCAGTTGGTATGTCAGTTGACCAATTAGCTGATGCATATAGAAATAGAGAAAGAGATGCCAAGTTAACTGAAAGAGCTAGACAAATACAACTACAAGCAGGTAATGAAACACTTACCTTAGAAGAAGCTAGACTAAAAGCATTAAGAGAAAACCAAACTATATCAGAAAGAATTAGTAATGCAACTGCTAAAATAGGAGATATTTTTGGTGGCATGTTAGTACCACTGGTTGAGAAAGTAGCTAAAGGAATGGAGTTTGTTGCTGGGTTTTTTGGCACTGCATATGAAACGTCCAATGCATTAACTGGTGAAACTGAAAAAATTTCTGGTAAAGTAGGTCAAATAAGCGATAAGGTAGAAAAAAGCACAGAAAAACTATCAGGTTTAGCAAAAACGATGAAAGGAGCATTTGGTGTTATTAAAGACTACCCAGTCTTATCTACACTTGGTGCACTTATAGGTGGTGGATTGGCTATCAAAGGACTTGGTAAACTTAAAAACACCGTATTAGGTAAATTAGGTTTAGGTAAACTAGGTACATCAGGTAACCCTATGCATGTAACTATGTCAGGTGCATCTAGTAGTATATTAGATATGTTAAATCCTAAGAAAAAAGGACCTGGAAAAATACTTAATAAAGTTAAGAATTTTAAAATACCTAAAATGCCTAATATGCTTAAAGGCATAGGACCTAAGTTACTTAAAGGTTCTGGTATATTATCATTAGTAGGAGCTGGAGTTGATTTAGTTGGTAATTTAAGTTCAGTAGCACAAAATGAAGACAAAGGTATAGGTGATGCTTTAGCTAGAACACTAGACGAAAATAAATTTATGGCTCTTGGAGCTGCTATTGGTAGTGTTGTACCTGGTGTAGGTACACTTATAGGAGCAGGTATAGGTGGTATATTAGATTTTGCAAACAAACAAGTTTTAGGTGAAAAAGGAATGGTGACTGAGTCATTAGATACTCCTTTAGCTACTGGTGGTATTGTAACCAAACCAACTAGAGCACTAGTAGGAGAAGCAGGACCAGAAGCAGTAATACCTTTAAGAGAATTTTACGCCAAAATGGACGAACTAATTAACGTTGTAAAAGAAGGTGGAGATGTTGTGATGGATGGAAGAAAAGTTGGTTCAACTTTACAACTAGCATCATATAAACTATAATATTTATAATTAAAATCAATTAAAATGGGAATACTTAAAAATCAATTAAATTCTAACTTAGGGTTAAAAGGAGCAACTCCTGACCTAAGAGCAGGTGCATTAAATACTTCTGAGCTACATGCTCAAGGTAAACCAGCATCATTAAAAGCTGATCATTCAGTACATGACTTAGACGGTAAAACACCTGAAAAGTATTTAGATAACAAACCTGAGTAGTAAATGGCTTTATCAGATCTTCAAACTGACTTAACTTCTCTAAAGTATGGAGCGAGTAAACCTGCTGTGCGTCATAAGATGGGCAACAAAGTTACTCAGTTCAATGCAAGAACAGACGATGTTAGAAGATTAAGTACTATTCTAACGAAAGCACCAGGTATAAAATTTGCAGCTAATCAATCTTTACTTCAAAGTGCTAAGATAGGTAATGCATTTAGTGATAAACTGGGAAAAGGTGGTACTATAGCAGGTGCAGTATTAGCAGGAGTAGGTCAAGCAGTAAAATCAACAGTAGGTACTGGATTATTTTTATCAGCAAATGCTGCAAAAGCGGGCACTGGTTACCATGGTATTAATCCTTCAGTAGCAAA